AGGTAGCACGAGCAAAGCAGCATCGGTTGCATTTGCAGCCGTGACGCTGCTGTCCCCGAATCGAATGAAGCAGCGGGTGGAAGCAACCAGCATGACTTCGCGGCTGGCGGACAATGTGCCGATTGCCTGCGCTGAAGAAGATGTCGCACCCACAGCGGTGCGCGTGGCTTGGGCAAAATTGTAAGCGCGGGTGCCAGAAGCAGCCGTGTCTGTGACGGGCACGGGCGACTCCCGAAGCTGTTCATTCGTCAGGCCACCGCCGCCGCCTCCAGCAAAATCTGATTTTTTAGCAGGACGCGCAACACCCGGCAGGGTTGTGTCGTCAATGATGTGGATAACGCTGCTCATATTTTCACCTCGTAAAAGTTGGTCATTCTTGGCCCCTTGCAATTGTGGGCGTTGCTCCGTCAAGCTCCGCCATGAAGGTTTGTACTGTCATGTCAGCAGGCGCAAGGTCGCCGCGCTTCAAGTTGCTGAAATACATACTTGCAGGCATCGAGCCGGATTGAAACGCCGCCACCAGTTGAGCAAGCATCTGAGGGTCCATGCGGTGCAAGCCGTAGTCACGATTGAGCGAAAACTCAGCCCCTGCACTTGCGCCGAAGCGTGCGGCCATCCAGTCCAAGCACTGGCGGATCGCGTCCGATACATCGGCGGCAACACCTGCCAAAGTACCGCGCTCCCCTGCACTGCGAAGCTCAACACCCGTGGCGGTTTCGTTGCTTGCCTTTTCGCCGCCCAATGAGCGTGCGCCCAAAATGGCCATCTGCTTTTCAAGGTCGGTCAGGCGGTCGCGAAGTGGATCTAAGCCTTGGCCGCTGAACTCGAGATATCCCGCCTTGGCATCTGGGTTAGGGAAAATCCACGCCGCGCCGCTGCCAATTTGCAGCTTTTGACCCGTTTCCAGTTGCACACCCGCCGCCCAAGGCGTAGGCAGGGCAGACATATGCAGGGCGTGCGAGTAGTCGGCATCTGTGCGGTAGTGGGCAAAGTTGACATCGGCCAGATCGAGCAAAAGGGGCTTTCGCACCTCAGCGCCGCCCACGATTGTGAACGGAATGTATCGCAGCCGCTCATTCTGCGAAGTTGGGAAAATCACGGGGTCAAGCACCCATTCTTTGGAGGTTGTTTCGCGGTACACCCTTTGGCGGTAGTACCCCTCGAAAAGGTCCAAAATGCGGTATTGCGTCACGTAAACAGCCGGGGATAGGTCATTCTCGAATGTCGCCACGCTCTCACGAAGTTTGACCATTGTCAGGCGTGAGCCTTGGCCGGGGACATTGCCCACGCGCCAGTCTTGGATCTGCTCTGCCGCCCATGCCGTGATGTAAGGGCGTGCGTTTGCGAGCTCAGCCTCCGCCTGCGTCATTTTGCTGGTGTCAGTGTTGGGGAACTCGACCATCAGGCCAACTCGAGATGTGGTCAATTCCTCGACAACCACTTTTTGAGCAAAGTCGCGTAAGTTTGTGCCGCTCAGGTCGATGTCACGCAAAAGCCCGTTTATCGCGCCCTGCGCCTTCACCTCGGGATCTTTGGCAAAGATCAGCCCGGCAAGCGCATTTACCGTGCGGTCGGTCGCCCCGAACCATGATGCACGGGCCTGCATCGCTGCATATTCCGCTTGGTCTTGGTCACTGAGCGGTGGCAGGTAGCTGTTTCGGCTTTTGGCGGGTTTAAGCGCTTCGGCTGAATCGTGCGCCATGATCGCGTCTCGCCCCGCCACTGCATCGCGAAGTCGCCCCCACTTCAGCAGGCTCGCGCCGTATTCGATGTGGGTTGAGGTGATTGGTGAGCTTGCCATGATAGGCGGATTTTATCGGGTTTTTTTTCCGATAGATAGGGGCTATTACACGCCGGATACCTTGACCAAGGATGTCGGGCCATGGATGGGCCATTCGTAGTCAATCATGTAACCCACGGCTGTGGTGATGTGCTGATAGCGCGTTTCGACTTCCAGGAACGTGCTGCCCGGCTTGGCCTGCACGGTTGAAAGCCCCTTGTGGGTAGTTGGCGCGTTTTTTGCATTGACGAATAGCGAAACATCGCCAGCGGCGTTCTGAATCTTGGCCCTGACCGCGTTTTGTCGGTCTTTGATGCTTGGCGCAGCGGGTTTGACCTTGCGGGTGAACGTCCAGCCATTCGCCCTCAAAACGCCCTCCATCTCGGTGTAGTCCGATGCGTGCCCGTGCTTTTCCCCTGCCCTGCCCGCTGGGTCGCCGTAAATCAGCACGCGCCTGTTCTTGTGGTCTTTGTACCGCTCGACAAACTCCATGGCGCTTTGACGGGCCACCGCGCTGTCCAGGATGATTTCCTCAAGGCAATACACCACATTCCCGTCCCTCACGCCTATTCCGCTCGACATAGGGGTGAAGTTGAAGTCGTGGAACCACAATAATTGCTCATGCGGCTGGATCGTGCGCCGGGTCAGATTCCGGTCGCCGTAGTCCTCATAAATGCGCCCGGTCGCTGTCTCAAAGCTGGCCTCGTACTCTTGCTTGTACTGCTTGGCGCTCATCTGGCGCTTGGCCGCGTCAATGACATCGGGGGGGAGAATCTCGCTTGATTTCCAGTGGAAAAGCGCCCAATCGGGGTCGTTGGCCGTGCGTGCGTATTCGGCCATCTCAAAGTAGTGATTCAGGCCGTCAGGAACCCCCAAAAGCCAACACCACGCCCGATAGTCGGGCCGGGTAGGGTTGACGGTATTCAGGGCAGGAAGGATGTTCGCACCCCATGCGCCGTCTTTCACATCCGCGATTTCGTCAATCCCCCCGCCTGTCCAGGGGATGCCCTCGATACGCTCGGGCTTGTCCAGGCCGATCAGGTGTATCTCCGTCCCGTTCGGCATAAAAATAATCAGGTCTGACTCGCTTGGCCGCTTTGTGTGGCAAGCGCTCAGGGTCAGGCGCTTCATGTCATCCCAATAGATTTTCTTGACCTGCCCGTATGTGGGCGCGGCCATGAAATACTTTTCGCCGGGGTGCTTCATGGCTTGCTTGGCGACAAACCGCTTGAACCGCTCAGTCTTGCCGCTTCGCCGCCCAGCGGGAACCACGGGGAACCGCACGCCATTGGGTACCGCGTCCATCAAAGCAAGCTGGACCGGGTGATCCCTCAGCGGGTACCACCGCGCAAATTGCTGTGCGAGTACGTTTTTTGCCTGAGCGTCCATCAGGTGGGCAGGCGGTCGGCCAATTCAGCAAGTGCGCCAGCCACATCGTCGGTTTCGGCGGGCTTCATGGCTTCCTTGTTCGCGCTCAAAAGGTTCACGGCAATTTGGCTGCTGTCGTTTGCCAGCTTGGTCAATATGCCCACGCCCTTCAGCGAGTCAATCGAGGCAAGCGGGTTGGCATCGTCAACCTTGTTCACTTCGCTGTTTGCCAGTGAGTGCAGGCGGTGCGCGGTCTTGGCTCCTAGCTCTGCTGCGCTTGCAAGGCTGTGGCTTATGCCTCTCAGCTTTTCGGCCAAGCTGACAGCGGCGTATTGCTGAGCCACGGGCAATTCGGCCAGTGCATTTTGTGCGCTTGCGAGGGATTTCGCAACGTTTCGCACGTTTTGCGATACTTGCGTAATGCGCCGGGTGATCTGTGCAGGATGAACCCCAAACTCACGGGCCAGCTCAGACGCACTGTCGCCTACATTCAGCCTGCGCTCTATCTCGCGCCATTGGTCGGGTGTAAGTTTCGATGGTCGGGGCATGGCTCTATTTTGCCTCAAACTGAGGCATTGTGGCTGCAATGGCCAGCTTGTGACCATCTTTTGCCCGCTTGGTGGCTTTCAGGGCCAGTTGATACTTCACCCCGGCTACCCGGGCAGCATCGGGCACGGTCAGCCCTGCAACCAGGTGCAGGCGCACGGCCTCACGGGTTGAGCCTTGGCGCAGGCGTAGGATCTGCGCCAGGGCGGCGAACTGGGCTTCAGTCATCATTGACGGCGACCTCGTAGCCGTCTGGCGTGATGACTACCTCCACCGGGGTGCCGCTGTTGCTGTCAAAGCTGCGGATTTCAAAATAGCAGCCGTTGCCATTATTGAAATGGTCTTCGGCTTCTTTGGCCCATGCGCTGAGCATTGGCGGGGTGAAGTGATCGGCCCCAAGTTTGTGGTGCCGCCCGAGGGCATGATGAATTTGGGTCAGGCCTTTGGTGTTGATGTGAGCTACTTGCATGATTTTTCCCCTTAGTTTAGGACCTGCCCTGTGCCTGTCCATGAATGAAATTATACACCCATTTTGACGGGTGCAATGCTTTTTTTGGGTTATTTTCTAGGGGTTTTCCCTAGGTTTTGAGCATTTACGCACCACCCTCCCCCAGCAGGATTGCCGGGCTGAGGGCTTATGTGCGGCATGGTCAACGGCGAAAGGAGGTCCCCGCCCCATGCTGCCAGTGTTGTTGCCCGTGAGGGTGCAAACGTCACTTGCTGGCTTGACGTACCGGGATGGCCCGGCCCCGGCTGCGGTTATTTGATTGAGTCGTTAGGCCCCAAGGTCTACCAGCGCCACGCGCTTGCCTTGCAGGGCATAAAGCGCATCGAAGTCTTCTTCTGTCGGCGCGCACAAGCCCAGCGCATCCCTCGTGTCCATGATCGCCACGGGGGCGGCGGCCAGTCTGTTGGCGGCATCGCCGGATACGGTCCCCAGTGCGTAACCGTTGCGGTAGGCCAAGAACAACTCATTCACATGGCCGTCTTCGTACACGTTGCCGCGTTTCCAGTTCTCTTTGTCTTTCTCGCGGTCTAGGCGGCGGTGCTTGTGGTCGCGTTCAAAGCTCGCCATCAGTTCGTAGTGCTCTTTTGTCATCAGCATTTGCAGTCCTTTGCATTGGGGCCTAACACTTCGCTCCGGCCACAGCCGGACTATGCGGTCAAACCGGACCTGCGTCGGTGCCCTGTGCGGGCCGTTTACCTTTGGTGTTGACCAGCAAGGCCAGCGCGCCATCAATAGCCGCGTCTAGGTCGTCACCGTTCAGAACCACGTTGTCAGGCGTTAGGCCAGCGAAAACGCCGCCCTCCTTGATCGCGTCCAGTGAGCGCCCGCGAAGGTAGGCGTAGCGCTTTGCAAACTGGCGCACCTGTTCGGGCGTCAGCGTGCAATTGCAGTCGCTGCAATTCGATGTCGCACACACGGGGTAGATGCACAGGTGTGGGTTGTCGCAATATTCGTCCATGGTCTTTCTCCGGTGTTGCTGGTCAACTCTGTGTCCGCTCGGACCCTTCGGGCCGCACAACGGCGGCGATACCTCGTGATCTTCGCTTGGATTTTACATCGGGTCTGGGGCAGTCTTCGGGGACTTGCACGGCGACAAAAACAGCGATTGACCGCCCCCCCCGGTGGGGTCCACGATCGAGCCATCGATCTCGGTAAACATCGGCCATGCCGTCAAGGGCTCGCCGGGTGACAGAGTCCTGCTTTTTTGTAATGTCGCAGATCTGTTTGACGGTCAGGCCGTCCGGGTTGGCTCTGAGCAATGCGCGAAGCTCGTGATGATTGGATTTTCTCATGGGTGTTCCTTTTTGAGTTTTCGGGTTTCGGCGTTGTAGTGGCGGGCCAGCTCGATCAGGCCCTCTTTGGTGTACTTTCTCACGGTCTGGTCGGCCTCGATGCGCTCGACAGCGGCCAAGCCAATGCGCTCAATAAGTCCTTTTCGATACTCGACATGGTTTCCGGCTAAGTGCTGGTTGCACCTTTTGCACTGTTTTGCGCAATTTTCTTCAACGAACCGCATGTGGGGCGCACTTCCCACGGATCGAAAATGACCGGAGTCCCATGCGTTTGCTTCGCTGTTTGCTGGCTTTCCGCACGATATGCACGGCTGGGCACGGTCGCGGGCACGAATGAAGCCATTGAAAGCGATCTGCGCGGCCTTCACCAACTGAGGCTTAGTCCTCATGGCGTCCAGCTTCTCCCGCGTTTCTTTCCGGTCCTTGGCTTGGTCCTTGGCCTTCTTTTTGGTCAGCGCCTGCTCTGCCAGCTTCACGGCACAATCGACGCTGCACCAGTTTTGCAGGGGCCTGGTTGGCGTAAATGGGGTCTTGCAGTGCTTGCATTTACGCATTGCCGCCGCCTGTCTTGCGAAATTTGATGCGCCAAAAAAGCTGCAAGGCCCTGCTTTGCTTTGTCCAGTGCAGGCTATTTGTGCCCGTGTAAAAGTGCCCGCCTATCAGCTTGCCGAATGGCTTGGCCTTTGGCTGGCCTCGCAGTAGCTTTTCGGCTGTTCGCTGACTGTTGTCTTTGTATTCATGCTTCATGGGTCAATCTCCCTTGGCTTGTCGGTGACCACTTTACACCTTGATCAGCCCCAAATGCGTGCATAAGCTCAATCACGGCGGTCATTTCTTTGATCGTCATGTCGCTTGTGGACTTGCCTTTTTCCAGCGAAATAAAACCGGTTCCATCCATGTTCGGTACCAACTCTTGGCCGTTCAGGTGGCCAGTGATAAATCTCACCCAGCCCTCGGGTGTTAAGTGCTTGCCAAACCACCTGACTTGCTTGCTCAGGTCGCCAGCACAGCTCCACATCAAGCTGTTTTGGGCATCGCTGCGCTTTTTGCCGCGCACCTCCAGCACCAACTGCGTGCCTGCCATTAAATGGGCCTTTGCGGCGGGCCAAACCGTTTGCGTGATCACTTGGTAGGCCTGCTGGGGGTTGGTCAATTCGACTTTTACGCGGTCCATTAATCGGCCTCCGAGAACAAGTCGTTTTGACCATTGGTTGCGGGCTTTGGCTTTGGGGTTTGTGCTGCGGGCTTTTCAGCCTTTGGCTCTGGCGTGGTTGCCGCCTCTATCCGTGCCCGAGCAATTGCCAAGTACTCAGCTTCGCGCTCGATGCCGACAAAGCGGAAACCTTCGAGCATCGCGGCCTTGCCCGTGCTGCCAGAACCCATGAACGGGTCAAGGACAACACCACCGGGCGGGGTGACAAGGCGGCAGAGGTAACGCATCAGGTCGGTGGGCTTGACCGTTGGATGGACGTTGGCGCGTGTTGGCTGTCTTTCTGCTCCAACCCCATCGCGTGTTCTTGGGTCAAAAGTTTCGCTACCGCCACGCTTTAACTCAAACCCCTCCAGCCCCTCATCCCGATCACGCTTGCTTGCCTTGGCGCAGTAAAAGAAACGGGCGGCGCTGCCGCCTTTATCGGAATGACCAGAAACAACGCCCGGCAAGCCTGATGCGCCTCCGTGGTATCCCATAGACCCGTTTGGATCACGCACGCCAGCCTTGCTTGCACCCGTTTCAGGAAACAACCCCACCACTTCATCGCTTCCATCGTGGATCAGGTTGGCTGGCCAGCGGCCTTTGCTTTCATCAGCGTCTTGCCTGGCAAAGCCGCCACCGTAAATGCCATTGGTGTTGTTTTCGCCAAGACCAACGCTGCGTGGGCCAAATTCGCCTTTGGTGTCGCCGGGCTGCATGACCACTCGACACCCATCAATGTTCAACCCACCCGTGCCATGCTTCGGCACGTTATCGGCCACTGTGCCAATTAACGGCTTGCGGGCCATGGTGATCGGCTCAAGGGCGGGCTTGAGTGCTGTCCCCCATCCTTCCCATTGCTTTGCCGATTCGGTTGCGGGGGCGGTGATGTCGCTGTGGCCTGATCCCGTGCTGCCGTACTTGCCATCTTGCGTGCGGGTGGGACCGTTCCATGCCTCTGGGCTGTGGTTGCGAACGTGGTTCCAAGGGTTAGGCCCCACCACCTCACGCTCCGCTCCCGCCGCCTTATCAATCGCCTTGCTCACATCCAGCGACTTGGGGAACCCGCTGCCGTAGACCCAAGCAATCATGTCTCGAATCTCAAATCCGGCGTCTTCAATCCGCACGGCCATGCGGTGCTGGGTGCGCGTGCCAGCGAACGCCAGCAGGTGCCCGCCGGGTTTCAACACGCGCAGGCACTCAGCCCACACCTCAACACCGGGCACGTCATAGTCCCATTTTTTGCCCATAAAGCTCAGGCCATAGGGCGGATCGGTGACGATGCTGTCCGCGCTGTTGTCCGCCATGGTGCGCAAGACTTCCAAGCAATCGCCGTGGTGAAGGTCAAATTTCATGCTTCACTTTCAAACAGGTCCATGGCACGCACCGCCTCCAGCCATTTCTTCAATGGGAATATCGGCATGATTCCATGCGCCACCACCATTTCCTTTATCGCGCCTTGGCTTTTTTCCCAGCCGTCAAGCAAAGCCACGCCATCCGCCCCCATCAGCATGATGATGTCGGCACGCATGTGGTCTGCCCATGGCGCGGTGTCTGGAAGGGCATTTCTGACCGGGTTCAAAACCTCGTAGCCCTTGGCCTTCAGCGCTTTTTCGGCAGCCAAGAAAGCGGGTTTGTTGAGGCCAGGCAGGCCAGTCATTGGGCCACTGATGTAGATTTTCATTGTGTTTGTCCTTCAAAAAGGTCACGGGTTTGGGTGTCACGCACCACCTTTGCGGCGCGGTCTTTCTTTTCCGGCGTCAGTGCCATCTTTTTGGCGCACACCGGGCCAAAGGGCTGGCCTAGGTACTTGGTGAAAGCACCCTTCAATTGGCGATTGCAGCGGGCGCAGTTCATGCCTCAGATGCCCCATTCTTTTGCACTGCGTCTGAGGATTTCAGCGACTCGCGGACAGCCTCGACCAAGCCCCTGTATGCTCCGCTCGGTTCGGCATCCAAGTCCATCGCCCACTGCCTCGCCCAGGCTTTCCATCCGGGGACTTTGCTTAGACGGGCGATTTCGGCCACCATGTCGGTGAAGTAATTGGGGTTCATGGGTCATGATGGGTAATGCGGGTAGTTTGGAAAGAAAAGGGGCGCACTGTCTGGCGACTCGCGATACTGCTGGCTGTCCATGTCAAACCACAGATTGATCTGCGGCTCACCGTCACCGCTGCCTTCGTAGTTGCGCTGTTTGCGCACGAAAAGCACCTGATCGGGCTCTTTGCCCTTGTCCCCGGCTTTGTTGGACCGGATGGCGATTTCTTTGGACTTGTTGCGGAAAACGAGCACGATGTTGTCCACCTGGTCGGCAATGGCTCCACTGCCCTTCAAGTCGTTCTTGTCGGGCAAGTCGGTTTCTTTGCTGGGCTTCTTCAGATGATGAACAATGTGAACGTGGGCCTGGTTGTCGCGGGCGATGCTGGTCATCTCATCGACAAACGCCTTCTGCGCGTTGTAGTCATCCTCGTCTCTCACCACCTTGGCCAAGTTGTCCACCACAACATGGTTCAGCTTCAGCTCTGTCGCGCAGTAGCGCACCATGCCGATCACCAATTCACGATCGGCGGTGCCCTGCTGGTCATAAATCCACAGCCGCCCGTCCACCCAGCCGCCAAACTCGTCGTACAGCGCATCAATCGCCTCGATGCCCTTGTCTCCCTGAAATTCGGGCGAAAACGGGTTCATTCCGGCGTACATGCGGGCCATGCGCTGAACGGTCATGTGCGGCTTCATTTCGAAGCTGGCAATGCAAATCTTTTGCTCTTGGCCCAGCAATGAAAGGCAGACCATGCTAGTCACAAGGCTTTTGCCGTGCCCGTTCTGGCCAGCCCACACCGTCACCTCACCCGGGCGAAAAGCGAAGTTGTCGCGGGTTTTAGGCCATGGCAGGTAAATCTGTTTTTCAGCCTTCTTGATTCGCAAACGCGCCTTCAGAACATCGGTGTAGTCCGCTGCATTTTTGACGTTCGCCTTGGCGTCTGTCTCGCGCAGGTACTGCCGAAAATCAATCGAGTCTGATGTGATGATGGTTGTCATTTTGGTTTTGGAAATGTCGAAAAAAAAGCCGTTGCTTCGATGGCTGGCAGGCGTATTGGTCGGCTGCTGGCGCTGGGTATGCACTGCTGGCCACAATGGCGGCACCGGCATCAATGCACTTTTTGAAAAGCTGCTCGGCCCGGCGTTCGTTGTGGCTGTCGATGTGGACAACCATGCCAATGACAAAGCGCAAATCAAGGTCAACCACGGGGTCTTTGTCCACGCACACGCGGGGTAAATTACCCCATTTAGCCCAATCGGTGTCAAAGGGCATGTCGAACAGCGTTACGGATGCCGGGACTTTTCCAGCGACACGCATGGCGATCAGGTCAGTGTGCCCGCGCATCAAATACCCCCCACCAAAAGCGACCCGCCAGCCTGCCCGGTTTGCACCTTGGCACTTCGACACCAGTTGCGCCAGGTGGCCTCCCAATCCAGCTTGCAGGCCTCACGCCCACCCTTTGCGATCCAATAGTCCTTGAATTTTTCAGCCTCCAGCCTAACCGATGACTCCCCCCATGCCATGTTTTCCAAGGTCCACTCCCCCCATGCCTTTGGGAGTTGCCAGTCTGGCGAAAGCCTTTTCGCTTTGGCCGTGCCTTTTGGCGCGGCGTCAACAACAGGTTCTTGGTTATTGGTTATTGGTTTATGGTTAGGTGGCGGTTCGTTAACGTCTGGTGCACGTTTCGTATTTCCTTGTTTACGCTTCGTTTCTCTTTCAATAGCAATTCGTTTGTTTTTGTCAGCTTTTGCATGGTATTCCAGCAACTCAGACAAGATTCGATCTTGCACATAAGTGCCATCTTCTGACAACTTAAAAAACCGACTCAAAACAAATTTGACCGCTTCAATCTCTTGTTCAGTGCTTGCCCATGTCCACTCAATTGCTTGCTCAAGCGTAGGGAAAACTTCACGGTCGTAGCACGCATCTATCAAGAGCGTGTACGACCCGTGCTGAAGCATCGACAAACGACCTGCTTTTTTGGCGTAATCGCCAAGATTTCTCTTGTAATAATGCACGATGGCATCTCCGCAAATCTCCCAGAAAAGAAACAAAGGCAGGCGGGGAGTTCGCTTTTTGGTCAGGGGATCAGTCCCGACCTAGCCTTGTCTCAAACAATTCTACTAGATACCAAGTCGGCTTGCAATGGCCTTAAATGCGGCCTCGATCTGCTCGGGTGTTGCATCTGGGTGAGCGTTGACCCATGCCTGTTTCTCGCTCTCATATCGCTGGTACACGCTCACAATGCCCTCCAAACCCGCTGATAGCGGCCTGACGTTGTGGGCACCAGTTCCCCGGTGGTTTCGGCCTGCTTAGCCCTTTGCAAGTCGGCCAGGCGCTTGCGGCATGCGTAAGGCTCCATGCCCACTATGGCCGCGATCTGCTCGGGGTCCATGGGGCCGCACTGGACCAAGGCGGCATGGATGCGGGCGCAGTGAGTTCCTGCAAACTCCACGGCCATGCGTGCAGCCTCGTGGCTTGTTACTGGGTCTGTTCGACGGGCCAGCGGGTTGATTGTTGACATTTTGTCTCCAAAAAGAAAACCCCTGAAAGCTGGTAGGACAAGTACCAGACCTTCAGGGGTCAGCCTGTGACGGCTTAGATGTATCTGTGCCTTGTCCGCACAACATCTAAGCCGTCTGCGAAAAATTATACCCTCGATTTCATGACCTTGCCTGCTTTTTTTGGCAATGCCGCCGAAACCTTCATGAGCGTGGTTAAAGATGGCGTTGTCGATCCTGCCCTGATGCTAAACAGCGTGCGCACTGTCACGCCTGATGCGCGGGCCAGTGCAGAGATGTTTGGGGCCGTCTTGATGCTATCAATGATCTTGTCTGTGTTCATGCTGCCAGATTGTATGTGTTTTTTTGTTCACGGTGTATATTAGGGTTTGTCCCTATAAAATAATTCTTGCAACTCGCTCAACTATGCAATTTTTTGCCCTATAATTCCCCCAACGCTGAAAACAAAACAGCGCCAGCCCTTCCAGATATCTGGATTGTCAGGCGAGCACCGGCAGGGGTGGAAACGTGCATGAGGCCAGGACGCCAAGAGAAGCAAGTTCAGGCGCAGCGGGTGTTGCGTGACAGATGCCCCAGCAATGGGGCCATCACGCATGCGGAACCGGACTGCCTCGCTTGGGGTGCCGAATTCCGCAGCCGTGATGGTGAATTGACGGGTTGCGGCGGCGCATCCCTAAACTGGTGGCCCGGTAATCGGGGAACTGCATGGCTGCAACAGTGCCATGAGAAATACAGGTGCAACAGTTGGGCCGATGACACCCCGGAAAGACGGGGGCTATCATGAAGGTGGATTGAGATGTAGGCCACATCGCTGGCGCTGTTAGCACTGAACCCGCGACAGCAGCAACACAGCCGGGGTGATCCCGGCGGGCCACAGTCCACCCCCATGATGGTGAATGCGCAGGCTGATGCGGGACAGTTCGGATGCAAGGCATCTATTTCAGGCCACGGCCCCCATTGAACGGCGGGGAGTTCGCATCAGGCTTAAAAAGCCGGAGATCAGCACCGGCCACCATCAACCCGCACGAAAGTGCCCGCGCTTTCCTCCCTGGCGCGGCCACGCACGTGGTTTAGCCCTGATCGGTCACACGGTCGGGGCTTTT